TACCTTTGCCGTGTTTTTCTACTAGTCTAGCTTTAGTAATCATTGAGTTGTAGTAACCCCGAATTTTCTTCAAAGATCTAAGTATTTCTTGTGGATCCCTAAGAGTATCCAAGCTGGCTATTGTAGACTGAAGCAACGCGTTTTCAATGTTAGAAACCTGACCTAGAGTAGACCCTGCTGCTTTAATTGACAGCAGCTGGTCAAAGCCTACGTTTGCTTTGATTGAAGAAACCATTGCTTCTAAGTTTCTTGCTTCAGAACCGGGAATAAATTTTAGCAGTTGAGCAAAACCACCAACGCCATCCCAAGCATTTAAAACTCCTCGATCTATTTTATCTATGTTGTTTTGGATAAAAGAAATAGTTTCGTTGACAGTGTTTCTAGTCATCCGGGCTTTAGTTAGCCTGTTTATTTCTGCTTCTAGTCTCTGTTGTTCGTTTAAAGCAGATTGCCGTGTTTCGTGCGTAGAAACAACCCTTGATTGGTTGTTGTTTGGATCTATTTCTAATACGGTTATTACACCCTCTGAGTCTACTTTTGTTTCGTATATCAGGTCTTTAGGGGCTTGCACTGCGCCCTCAATAACTTTAGAAGTAGCCCCATCAGTTCCCATAGTCACTTCTACTGCTCTTTCGCCTTCAGACAACGTGGTTATTTCTCGTTTAGGACTTCCCTTGAGATAAGCGTCTTCAAAGGCTTCTCCTGTTGGGTCTAGCTGCTGTATTTGCCTACGCAGAGCCCCTACTCTAGGATCGTTACGGGGTGTTCCTGCTCGTGCAGCAGCAGTAACTTGTGTTTTAAAAACACCCAACCGGCTTTGATTTTCGGTTTGGCCCTGTTCAATACGGGATTTAGCAATAGTTATAAACCGCTCGCCCATTTTTTGTTGGGCAGGGTCATCACTTAACAACATATCTTGACCTTGAGCAAGAAGACCTGTTGGGTTATTTTTGTATTGAGCTAGCGTTTCTCTAGCTTGTTGTGACACAAGTTCCGCTTCTCGTTCATCGGCTCGTTTTTGAAGCCTACTGGCCGCGTCCAGTGCTGTAGCACCTATAGTCCTACCAAAGTCTGCGTAAGCTCTGCCGATTGTTTGTCCGGGGGACATACCGCCCCCAGTAAACATAGACCCGATAGGATTGTTTCTTCTACTAAACAGTGACATTTGTGTGCTCCCTAAAGTATCTTGGAGTAATCAACAGCCAAGTAGCCGTTACTTTGTCTAATTACAGCCTCTGGTAGAACCTGCTGAACTTCTTGAGCGATTACCCCGTAAGAAGGCTGGTTGCCTACGATTTCTTTGGCTTCTTCGGTCCAATTCCAAGTGTACGTAGATAAACCGTTAGGCAGCTTGCCTACGCGTTTGATGTTGTCTTTTAAGTTTATGTCGCTACTGCTAGGGATACTGCTAGGGAAAAACGCATTTTTAATGTTTGCAACAGCGTCTAGTGTACCCGGAACTGCGGCAGTAAGACCACTAAGCAGACCACCAGCACCAGCAAACATACCAGCGTACAGATCAGCAAGTCCTTGAGACTGTCCAACCGCACCCTGTAGATTTGCAAGCTGAGTCTGGTAATCAAACTCACCCTGTTGTCGTCTAGCTACATCTTCGAGACTAGCAATGTTCAACGCAGGAGACAAAGCAGAAAGCATAGCCGCCTGAGGCGTGTAGGCCTGTTGTAAGAACTGCTCGCTTAGGCCTGCCTGTTGCATTTGTTCTGCTCTTGCCTGCTCTATAGCCGCCAGAGACGCCCTAGCTTGTGCTTCTTCTTGTGCTTGTGCTAACGCAAGTTGCTCTGGAGTACCGCCAAACATCGCCGTTTGTACTCCTAGACGCCCTTGGCTTGCTAAACGTTCTTCAAGAGCTAAACGTTGACGCTCTTCTTCGCCTAGCTGTGTAGCCCGGATTGTGTCGTAGATGTCCTGTTCTCGTGCAGATCTGTCACCAACTGCGCTAGTAAGCATTGACTGAGATTGAGCCAACAGGTCGTCCTGCAGCGCCAACTCTGTAGGGTCTAGCGTAAACTGAGTCGACAGCTGCCCCGTAAGAGGGTCACGAGTAACCCCGGTCTGTGCCCCGGTTGGTCCCATAACAGTAAACGGCTGAAACGTAATGTCAGGAGAAGTTAACTGAGTTAGTTCATCCGTGTAGATGCCTTTTACTTCTTGAGGAATACCGCCGTACAAATCTTTAGCGATTCCTCCCAGAAGGTCTGAAAGAATACCCATTACCTTGTACTCCTTGAATTATGCTTATTCATACTGTTTTACCTACTAATGCTAATACATTCATTTCCTGTAGGGATATAGAGCTACCGTTTACTTCTGTTTGTAGACCCACAGAAACTACAGAGCCGTTGCCTGTACAGTTAAGAGACTTTCGACTAATCAAATCACCTAACGTAAACTCAACAGCCGTGTACTCTGATACACCGTAAAAACCGGGCGTTGCTGATCCCACTCTAAAGCGTGACGTATTAGCCTGAATTGAAAAGTCGTAAGTCCAACTCAGGATAATGTCTGCGTCGTTACCGCCAATGATTGTAGGGCGTATCTTTTTAAGCAGTTTTAGCTTCGATGGATCACCAAATGTCAAACCCGGACTTGTGTACCGGAAAACATAAGATGAGTTGTTGTCGTCGAACCCATCGTACTTACCTATACCGTCTACAGTACCAATGTAAACGTCACCATTGCGGTCTCTAGCAAAACTCTTAAAGTCAACACTGGGCCACTTAGTTACGCGGAACGATCCGTTTTCTAACCGACCCCGTAAGTCAAAACAGTATATAAGGTTGCTGTCAGGAAGTCCTAATAGATAGAAGTAGTTCTCAGGGCTGTACACAGACGTAGCTGGGCTAGTCTTAGTTTTTATCTTTGCAATCAAGTCTTGTTTTACGTTTCGGCTTGCATCTGTTACAGGCAAAGATTTTTCTTGGATTACCCGCCCAAGGCTACGTAAACCGTCGTCGCTTAAAAACAACAAATCAGCACCAATACTCTGTACTGTCTTTCGGTCAATACAACCAACACCTGATACAGTATCCGCTAAACTCATAGAAGCTGGTGTTTCAGGGTTGGCGTAAACTAGTATGCTGTGTTCTCCAAAAATAATAAGAAACCCGTTGTGTGCCGCCAGCGCCACCACCTTGTCAGCACCATCAGGCCACGCCTTAGATACGTCGATAGAGCCGCTAGACCCACCACTAAAGTCATCACCGTCTAACAAATCAGACCAGTAAATAATGGTGTCGTTAGTAGTTGTACCAACCACCCACAACCGGCCAAAACCAGCAATGACTTCGTGGCAGTACTGAGCCGCCGCAACTGATGACCCCGGTACAGCAGTCATCTTGGTTACTGCACCCAAGGTGTCGCTATAAACCAGCGGCTCATAGCCACGCTGAAAGAAGTAGGCATGGTCATTGAAGTTGACTATCTTCCAGTCGTTAGCCGTAATGGTGTATGAAGCAGGCGTAGCATCTACCAACGTCGTCGTGCCGGTCATTATCTTGTTGTTACCGGTGCTAAATATGACTTCGTTGCCAGCACTGTCGTAAAACTCGTGAATATTGTGAATGTAGTCAGTACCCAGAACGGTCTTAGTAGTCGTAATTACACTGTTACCTTGACGAGCCGCCAATCGGCCCTGTCGGTCAATAATAGCGTTGTCTGCAACTTCAGCAAAAGACGTGTCCTGCGCTAGAGGAGAATCTTCTGTATTAATTCCCTGAAACGCAGGAGCAACCAAGTTAATGCTTTGTAGAGGCTGTGCCATAATAATTCCTACGGTGTGTAGAAGATTGTCTCTTCTGGGTGCTTCTGGGCATCTAATGCAATCGCATCAGATAAGTACTTGTCTGCTAGAGCAAAGTACTCAGCAGTAGATGTACCGCCTGTTTCACCACGTTCACGGGCTAACAAAGCAACCGCCATGTGAATTACAGGACTGCTAGGTATAGCCAACGTGTCTGCATCAGCACTCAGAGGTACGTTACGCAAAACTACTTTTACTTTTAACGAGTAAACGCCATCAGGTTTGGGGTACACATCAATCTGTGTATCACCACTAGCGTCTACGCCGTTATAAGTAAAGTACTTAGGCGCGCCTGAGACTGGGTTGTTTACAAAGAACTCGTTGTCGAACCATGCTTGTGTTTGGTACTGTAACTCGCAGTTTGAAGTGTCGTTGATAATCCTAAAAACTTTACCTTCGTCGCCACTGCCTGTCAGTGAGTACGTGTAGTCGTCAGCAGCCGTCGTAATCGTTAGGGTGTTTCGCAACGCTGACCAGTCCCACGCTGTCTCTACAAGATCCTTTGCATCGTTTACAAAGTCACCAACCATTTTGCTGTACGTGCTTTCAGACACGTTGGTTACTTCGTCTTCACGCAATCGCCTAAGCACGTTGTTGACTAAATTTAAATATGTCATGCGAATTTATTCCTGCTGCCTGTAAACATACCTTGAGTTAAAAAATTTGTAATCGGAAATTCTAATCTAGCTTCTAAAGCAGGTGACGCTGTAATTTGTATAGGTCGAATACCAAACGGATCAGCTAGCTCTCCCCCGAGCATACCGCCACCACTACCGCCGCCACCTCCGCCACCACCTCCGCTAGAAGTTGGTAACACCGTGGTTGGAGGTATAGTAGTCTCTGGTAACACCGTGGTTGGAGACACAGTAGTTTCTGGAAAAACAGTTGTTGGAGTTGTAATAGTGTCTAAAGTAGTACCACCGGTTGTAGTAGTATCTAGAGTAGTACCATTAGTTGTAGTAGTATCTAGATTAGTAGTACCGTTAGTTGTAGTAGTGTCTAAAGTAGTACCGTTAGTTGTAGTAGTGTCTAAAGTAATATCACCGGCTGTAGTAGTGTCAAGAGTAGTACCACCGGTTGTAGTAATGTCACTAAGGTTAGTACCGCCGGTTGTAGTAGTGTCACTAAGGGTAGTACCGCCGCTTACAATCGTGTCTGCTGTGTTAGTAATGTTTGTTACTTCAGTACCTGCGGTATTTGTAGTAGTGCTGGTAGAGTCGCTATCAGTAGAAACACCAGCGCCAGTACTAACTTCGCCACCCCCACTAACAACCGAGCTATCAACAACTTTAGTAGTAGTATCTCCTCCAGTGCTGACCGTTGCAGTGTTACCTCCACTATCAACTAGCACACCGTCAATAAACCCACCTAAAACAGCTTCACCGATTGTTATGTTAAGTCCCGGTAAAACAGTGTTAGCTGACACAGCAGTCTCTGTTCCAGATAAATTAACAATAGCTACACTGCCTGCTGCTTCATTTGCTGCTGCTGCTGTTGCTGCTGCGTCTTGAATGTTAGTTATATTAATAGCGTCTTGTAGAGAATCCGCTCCTGTAGAATCTGGGCCGTACACCAAAAATGGGTTGTTAGCGCCTGTGGTGTACAAGCCCGGAATACCGGACAAAGTTCCCACCATTTGTGAATCTCCGCGAGGATTGACAGCAAAGTTGTACGTCTCCTCAAGAGAACCGTAAGAAACCATTCGTTGAATTTCTTCTATTGAAACTCCTGCAGCAAGAAACTCTTCTGGAGTAGCGCCGTACGTACTTTTAAATTGTTGGGTACCCAGTGCGTCTAGTATGCCGCTTACAACCTCTGTTGCTTGGATAACACCGGGAATGTTCTCTTTAGCAAAATCAAAAGCGTCTCCAAGGATTGTATTATCCCTGCCTACCTCAAAGGTTGTCCAGCCATCTAGAGTCTGGCCGGGGGCTGACCTTAGCTCCAGTAAGTTAGGCGCGCCTGCAGCAAGAGCCTCAGTGTCGGTGTATTTTGTACCGTCTGGACCAACGTACACTTGCTTAGTCAAAAACTCCCCACCACCTAGCAGCTTGTTTAGCCCCTTAGTGCTAACAGGCTCAATAAAAGGAAGTAAGCCGCCTTCTCCCACTAAACCGCCTAAGTCAGATTTTCCGACACTAGCGTTAGTCAAAGCTGCTGCGTACAACTCTTCAGCGGTAAGCTTAGGTAAATCTGGATTGGTTAGTCTTTTAACATCTCTATCATCCTGAATACGTTGCATTTCAGATTCTATAGAATCTTTACTTGCGTCACTTAAGAAATCTGATGCGGCATAAACGCCAGCGTCTATCAAGCCACTAACTAAAGCACTTTCTAAATCAAGCTTACCTTCAGTAATAGCACTACTAACTAACTCGTTTGTAGCACCCTGTACAAAACCACCAACAACGTTAGTCGGAACTATGTTGACCCCTGTACCCGTTGCTACACCAAAGTTTTCGGCAAGCATACCACCGGGGTTTAGTCCTGCTGTTACTGCACTAGCTAAAGCTGCTGCTGGGTCAACTCTTCCTGTAGTAGCTAACTGCCCCGCTGCGCCTGATAAGCCAGCCGCTAAGGCCGTGGAAAGTTTGCCGCCAATCAATGGAGCGGCAGGGCCAGCAACACCCGCAGGCAAAGCCGCACCGCCAATCCCACCTAATGCACCAGCTATGGCAGGGGTTGCACCCGCACTAATGCCAGTTGCAATAAGCATCTTGCCGTAATCAATAGGACCAAGATGGTCATCGACCTTGTAGGTTTTTTGATACCCCGAACCAGTCCATTTAAACTGGTCGCCATCTTCGTTATAGATAGTGTCCTGAATACCCCATTTTTGAAGTATGCTAGCACCCTCATTCATCCATTGCTGATAGCCGCTTTCTCGAGCATTACTAATATCTTGGCTTATTTTTTCTGTAACTTCTTCTTTTTGCCCCGGTCTAAATCCAAGGTCTTCACCTTCAATAACAGCAGACTCTATGTCGCTACGTCGATACTCAGGATTAGCAAGCATCCAATCTGCTGACTGAACCCATTCTTGAGAATCGTTTATATAGCCCATGTAGTTTTCAAATGAGCCAAACTGATCCTGTAGCTGTCCTGAGTCTTTAAACTCTTGCAAAAGCTCGCTTTCGGTCATCTGCACAAGCTGTGATGTTTCATTGGATTCAGCAGTGCCGCCAAACGGACTACTAGCATCACCTTTAGCTCGACTGGTAATAACCGTGTAACTGCCTTGGTCATCAGTATCGACCACAACATCTTCCGCAGTAGTGTCTTCTGCCGTAGTGTCGGCTAGCATATCTGTTTCGTCTAGCTGCTGCTGAGTCTGAAACTGTTGTGCTTCCTGCGTACCAGACAGAACCTGCTGAACAACCTCAATGGGTGTGGGGTTGACGTTTACAAAAAAATCCCGTTCTTCCATTGTGGGATCACGGCCAATAGTCTCGCTAAATGTTTCACGCACAGCCGCTTCAGGAGAGTTGGCTATGCCCTGCTCTATTTGCTCAATGTTTTGGCCCGTAGCAAGCCATGCGTCAATACCAGACTGCAAAGGATCTCGGCCAAGATACTTGTTGTATAAAGTGCTAATTTCAGCAGCAGTTGCCATCTTACTTGGCCCTCATCTGCATCAGCTTGTCAGCACCACGGATGCCAAAGCTCGCAGTTACCGCTACGTACAACAGATACTGGTAGTACTCAGGCAGCTTGTCTAGCTCAGAAAAAGCTAAACCAACACGCTGCATAATGCTCAAATCATCCATAGCAACTCCGTAGCATACGGCTAATAAGGGCATCGACAACACCACAGTGAACCACTCGTCTTTCCACGAGGTAGCACTAGCAGTCGCCATAAGCTGTTCCCAAGACGCAGTGTTCTTAATTACCTGCATCTTTGCTTTATGTACTGCGTTCTTTTCTTCAGCCCTGTTCTTGAGAACCTGACCTAGCAACGTTGTGATTGGTGATAGTAAAGCTTTCCACATAAGCTATCGCACCATGTAAACAATAAGAGATGCACACGCACTAACAGCAACCCAGAAGAATCGCTCAGCGTTTTTGACAGAGCTTGAATTAGCTAACACAGTCCCCTCTAGCTCCCTTATGTCGTCCTCCTGATCGTCTAGTCTTTTCTCGTGTCTATCCATGCGCTTGAAAGCAGACAACAACTGCTCTTCCACACGGGCAATCTGAGATACCGCTTCAGTTAGCTTGTCGAGCTTTTGCTCAATGCGGTCAAGCCTGTTGT